TTGGGGCAGCACTAAATCACCTGAAACGAGAACCGTTTGGTTATCGAGTCGACTTGGTAATCACTCGAATTCTCGGCAAAGGTCAGCGGTTGTTTGATCCTGATTCGATCGGTCGTGGCAACGCTAAACAGTTAATTGACACGCTGACGCAGCTCGGTTGGTGGCACGATGACTCGGCGAAATGGATTCGCCACGTTGACTATCGGCAGGATGACACACAGCGCGGCACGGGGCCATGCGTCCTGATCGAGATTGAAAGGGTAGACGAGTGAAACAACATAATTGCGGCATATGCCGCCGAACAACCGAACGGAACAAAAGCCATTGTCTGAGTTGCAACACGTTATTACGTGATTGCAAACCGCAAAAGGTGCCACCCTGCAACAAGTGCAGAAAGTGCACTGCATTAAAAACAACAATCGGTGAAGACGGTAGGATTGTTTGTGCTGAGTGTGGTGATGATTATTGGGGAGGTGTGCAGAGTTATTGAGTTGGTAAACTGAAAACATCTATCGTGTCGAGACCGCGATTGGTGACTTTAAAAGCTCCGGAGCAATCCGGTCTACCCACGTATTGCCAGTCTCGATGGCGGTGCGTGGGTTTTATTTTTGGAGGTAGTGTTATGCAGATCACGAAGGGCAAAAAACAGAAGCCAAGGCGTACGCTGATTTATGGCGTTCATGGCGTTGGCAAATCTACGTTGGCAGCTCAGGCTCCCGACTGTTTGTTTTTGGATCTTGAGGACGGGTTAAACGATATCGATTGCAGCCGATCAGGAATGCTCAAAGAATTCAGCCTGTTGATGGATGCGTTGAGATGGCTTGCTGAATCGAAGCACGATTACAAACATGTTGCGATCGATACGGTCGATTGGCTGGAAGCCATCATCCACAAAGAGGTCGCAAGAGCAGCGGGAAAGGAATCGATCGCCGATATCGGCTACGGTGCTGGCTACAAGCAAGCCCTGACCTATTGGGACCGTGTGTTGTTTGCGTTGGACTGGCTGCGATCAGAGAAAGGCATCGGCGTTATATTGCTGGCACATGCTGAGGCGAAGAAATTTGAAAGCCCGGAAACAGACAGCTACGATCGTTATCAGCCTGCCCTGCATCCACTGGCAGCATCGTTGTTGCAGGAGTGGTGCGACGAGGTTTTGTTTGCGAGCTATCGCGTCTACACACGCAAAGAAGATCAGGGCTTTAACAAGTCTCGAACGTTGGCCGTTGGTGATGGTGAGCGGTATTTGAGGTGTCAGGAAACGGCAGCAGTGCTGGCAAAAAATCGGCTCGGCATGCCACCGGAAATTGAGTTTTCGTGGGCGGCTTATGCGAGCTATTTCGCGAAATCGACAGGCAACATTGACGGAACCGTCGTTGACGGTTCAAGCAAAACGGAAGCAGAGTAGTTAGGTTTTTTCTTTAACAGGAGTTTGAAAGATGAGTGGAAATTTGGACGGGTTCAACGCGAATGACGTTGAACCACAACAGGCGTTCACGCCGATTCCCGCTGGTGATTATCAGGTCATCATTACCGAGTCTGAACTGAAAACAACGAAGGCGGGAACCGGGCAATACCTGAAGCTCAAACTTCAGGTGCTTAACGGGCAGCATCAGAATCGGGTGCTGTTTGATAACGTGAACATCAAGAACCCGAACGAGACCTGCCAGCAGATCGGACAGGGCACACTGTCAAGCATCTGCCGAGCGGTCAACGTGTTAACACCGAAGGATTCGGCGGAGCTGCATAACAAACCGCTGACAGCGGTGGTGAAGGTTGGAGTGGATCAGAACAACAATCCGAACAACGAGGTCAAGGGTTACAAGCCTCGGCACACTCAACCAGCGGCAGGGCCAAACATGGTTGAGCAGGCGTTTGAAACGCAGGCACCATCTGGCGAAAAACCGAACCCATTTTAGTCAGTGGGTGGCACTTTATAGGGGCACAGTAATGTGCTGTGTCCCTGTTTTTTTTAACGGGAGAGTTGAGCAATGGAAATCAGTAAAGTTGACGCGGCCATTGATTACGCTGTTGAAGAGTTGAGGCAGTTAGACCTTCTGTTTGAGCAGATCGGTGAAGAGTATTCGCAGATCGTGGTTAGTAGTCCGCAGGATAACGCGGGCTATGAGACAGCATCAACGGCGCTTAAACGCATGGTGCGTTTAAGGAACGAAGTCGAGAAGAAACGCAAAGAACTCAAAGCCGATTCGACGCGATACGGCAAGGCGGTTGATACTGAAGCTCGGAGAATCCAGGGGCTGATTGAACCGATTGAAACGCATCTGAAGACGCAATGCGACGTTGTTCGGTTGGAGCAAAAGCGACTGGAGGTTGAAGCCGAAAACAAGCGACGCGAACAGGTTCGCGGGTGGATTGATCGGCTTAATGATATTGGTGCTCCGGTCAATCCTGATGCTCTTAACGTGATGACGGCTGACGACTTTGAATGGCACTTCAAGGCGGCTTTGGCAGACGCAGAAAAGCGAAATGCGGTGCAGGCAGAATTGGAAGCTGAGTTAGAAAAGCATCGTCAAGCAGTTGAGCAGGAGCGGGAGAAACACCGAGCGGAACTTGAGGAGCTTCGAAAGTTGCGGGAAGCCGAGCGGGTGGCACTTGAGGAATTGACGCGAGCTGAACGTGAGGCTGAACAAGCTGAGTTGGCGCGGTTAAAACAGATTGAGGCGGAGCGAAAAGAAGCCCGTCGAATTGCTGAACTGAAAGCAGACGAAGAGGCACGGCAAAAGCGTGAGGCCGAGCTGAAGCCGATCCGTGAACAGCTTGAAGAAGTTGCAAGGTCAATTGAGTTTATCGAGATACCTGAGGCACTGGACAACTACGCGGAAATCATTGACCAGATTATTGATTCGGCGGCAGAGCAGATCCGGAGGCTAGCGAAATGAAACCGCGTTACTATCAGCAGGCTGCACACGATGCGTCATGGCATTATTTGGCGAACCAACCCGGTAACCCGTTGGTGGTCCTTCCAACGGGTGCCGGCAAGTCGTTGACGATTGCCATGGCAGTGCAACAGGCCAGAGCGTTCGACGCTCGGGTGATCGTGTTGCAACATCGCAAGGAATTGATTCAGCAGAACGCTGAGAAGATTCAGATACTGATTCCAGACATTAAAATCGGGATCAATTCGGCAGGGTTACGGCGTCACTCATTCGATGAAGACGTGATCTGTTGCGGGATTCAATCGGTCTACCGCAAGGCCCACGAATTCGGCAGGCGGGAACTGATCCTGATTGACGAGGTGCATCTGGTTGGCGGTCGAGATGACTCGATGTACGGGCAATTTTTAGCCGACATCAAAACGATAAACCCGAAGGCCAGATTGATCGGATACACGGCGACACCGTACCGAACTGGTGAAGGTCCGATATGTGGGCGCGACAAATTGTTCCAGCGGATTTGTTACGAAGCGTTCACGGGTGACCTGATCCGTGAAGGTTATCTTTGCCCGTTGACAAACAAGCCAGCAGTGGCAACGGTGGACAGTTCACTGGTCAAGACTCGGGGTAACGAGTTTATTCATTCGGACGCAGAGCGGGCGTTTCTTGCTGACGATAACGTCATGCAAGCGTGCCGTGAAATAGTCGAGAAGTGTCACGACAGAAAATCGATTCTTGTCTTTAGTTCGGGTGTTCATCATGCCGAATCGATTGCCGAAACACTGCGAGAATTGACAGGCCAACGCGTTGGCATCGTGACCGGCGAAACGTGGGCGATGGAGCGGGAAACGCTATTGTCTGATTTTAAGAGCGGCGAACTTCGTTGGCTGATCAATTGCGACGTGTTAACGACAGGTTTTGATGCTCCAAGAATCGATGCGATTGCTGTCTTGCGAATGACCATGTCACCGGGCTTGTTTGCTCAGATTGTCGGGCGTGGGCTTCGAATGCACGAATCGAAAACTGAATGTTTGATCCTCGATTTTGGCGGCAATATCGCACGTCATGGTTCGCTTGACGATCCGAACTACGGGCGGGCAAGTGTTAATAGTCGAGGCTCGGGAACGGGCGAAGCAGCCGAGAAAAACGGACGAGGCAAAGAATGTTTCAATTGCGGTCTGGACGTTGCCGCGAACGCTCGGGAGTGTTCCGAATGCGGGTTTTTGTTCCCTGTCAATCACGATGCTAACGCTGACGAATCATCGACGTTAACAGGCAAACCGGACCCTGAAGTTTGGATTGTGCAAAGCGTAGCGTGGGGCAGGCATATCAAAAAGAATGCCCCGGACGCGCCGAACACATTGCGGATTGATTACACGTGTCAGCCTGATGGTGATGAAGGCAACCTGACGGAGACAATAATCAGCGAGTGGGTTTGTATCGAGCATCAAGGCTATGCAAG